ATCAACTTGTCATTCTTAAAAATGCCAGAAATACGACCGTGATCGCCCAAACCATCAAGGACGAAATGAGTTGAAACGGTGTCAAGGTCTACAAGTGGCCAACAACTCAAAGTGTGTGAGTAGTGATGGTCAATGCGATAAACTGGGCATTTGAACTGCGACCAAAGTTCATTTTTGCTCTTGTCGATTTCAAAATAATTCTCATTGATTTGAATTTCACGATCCAACTTATGCAGTGCTGGGTCGTTTGAAATACAAATCCCATCAAGTTCCTGTAAGTCAACACCAAAAATGTCTTTGGCATGTTGCAGCAACTCTGGAACATCGTCAACCTTTGGGGCATCAGCCTTTACTGACGCAGTGTTGTAATGTTTCTTTTGAACATTGCGTTCGATTTTGGCATAGCGAACCTTGATGCCATCTGAATACGCAATGTTACAATCATGACCGTTTCTAATACCTAAAAATTTCATTCAATTCTCCTCAATTCAATTGAACGTTTCCTTGAGTATTTTCTTACACTTGAAAACGTTGTACTGTATGAATGGTTTATATTTCAAACACTTATTATATATGCTTGGCCAAATAATGGTGTCTTCAATTTTCTTGTTCCAGTGAGGGAAGAAATTGAAAATGTCATTGAGTATGATCAACGTCTCAATACTGATTTGTTTACGTAGAAACATCTTTAACAGTGGTGGATGTTGACCATCACGAATTATAATATTATCGTCAAAATTAGTCAATAACTTTTTTATATCATTGGAAAAAACATAGGTCAGTGACTCCTGTCTTTTCAGCCAGTCCATATAGACTTGCTCTGATTCTTCACCGAACAAATCACCAACCCATTTCAAGTCTTTTTCTACAAAGTTTGACAGCAGGTATTTCTCAGGATCTTTATGCTTACTGAGTTTGTAGAAATGGTATTTGTCTTTGCGAGTTTCAAAAGCATTTGAAGTCGCACTAACCTTACCTTGGTATTTGAAATAATCATAACTACTGGTGAAATGAGACTTCAAAGCAAGGAATTTTTTATATGCTTCAAAGGGCGTCATTTGCATAAATTAGATTGGCAGTTTGGCACGCTTTGGCAAATAGTTCAAAGTCTCATAGTCAGCCTGAAGTTTCGACTTCATTGCTGAATTTGTTTTTACAATTGATGCTGCGGTTTCGATTTCAATGTTGTTTTTCTCGCAAAAATGTACAACTGCATCTACATATGTTAAACCCAAGTCATTGACCATCTTATCAATTTCACGAATAAAATTCTCAGATGTTAGACCAGTTTGCTCTTTTTCAGTTTGCATCATTACCCCTTGTAAAATAAATGTCTCCCAATTTGCTTGACAAATTCTTTTGTCTCAGCCCATTGAGGCTCTACATAATCAGCATGGAAATAGGTAGCATTTCCGATTATACCGTAATTGCGTTTTGAAATCAATATGTTCTCAGCAATTTTTATTGACTCATCCCAAGACCTGTTGTAACTGACAACCTTGCCTCGCTCACAAACCCAACTGAACTGACATGTGCCTTTTGTCTTTTGATAGACAACACCACAAACTGTTCTTGGGTATCGTTTGCTTTTGACTCGGTTCATGGTGACTTCAGCAACAGCAATTTTACCATTGCGTGGCTCACCACCTGCCTCAAAGTAAATGTTGCGCGCAAGGCATTCAACTTCTTTCAAGACCAATTGTTTCTTTTCGTAAGAAAGATTTAGAAACTCGACTTTGTGATTTAGAGTTTCGAGTTCTGATGTCAAGAGCACATTCGCTGTTTGCTGTGCATCTAATTTATCTTGCATGCGTCCAACCATACTGAATGGGACGTATAGCATAAAGAATATTAGAGCAAACAGTCCACCCCATCTACAGAACAAATCGTGATTGCGATCAAAATATTTTTCTACATTACAAAGTATATCTACTGCATTCATGTTTAGAGTCTCCATTATTGCAGTGGAAAGAAAAGGTTGGTGGTGCGAACCACCAACCCAGACCTTTCTGTTACCGAGCGGTCAACTCTTAGCCGTTACTTGCCGTTTGAAATAAAATCATTCAAACGTGTGGCTTTATCCAAAACATCATCCTCAGTAAAATACTTCGGATAATTTGGTTGAGATGGAAGTTGTGTTTTGTTTCCCATTGCTGCGGAGCACAATACTTCCCATTCATTTTTAATGGCTGAGTGTCGAGTATTAAACTCTTCGCTCAGCATATCTTTTGCGAGTTTTACCAACTCTAGTCTAATTTCATAAGGTGTCATAGTCATTTTCATCTCCTTTGTGTGTTGTGTGTGTTATGACAAATGGTGCGTTTATTCTGTTTCCAAGAAAACCCACCGAAAACTCAGGTAATCTATGACTGCAATTAAGCAGCTAGAGCCATTTCGTAGTAATCGTCATTTGCGTTTACTAGTTTTGCGCTGATTAAGTCAGTCGCCTCACTGGTAGCCTTTGGGTTATTACTTGCCCCGTCGAAGCCATTTCTTCCCCGTCAGATAGCCACCACGTACATTGCAGCAGAGGTGATGGGCATTTGGTGGAGAAGGTGGGAGTCGAACCCACGTCCGAAACACCTTTAATCAAAAGTTCACTACCATTGGATAGGTATTTATTACCGTAAAACTTCAACTTCTGCTTCAGTCTCAATCCAAACCCTCGCCCCACATGATAGTGGTTTCTTTGGCGAGTATACAACCTTACTCTCACCCTTGATTGCAATTTCTCTAGCATAGGTGTTACCCTTGTAGGTCTTAATTGAAATCACAGGATCATCTTCTTCGTTCTTTTTATTCGAACGAATTACATGTTGGTTGACGTGAATGAACTTCTTCATTAAAATGGTACGGTGTCATCTTCACCCTTCAGCCACTTCAAAATGGTATCAGGTGAAGTTTCGCCATATGGATCAGTTGGGCAATTGTTTTGCTTGCCTGGCTCGATAAACCACTTTTCAATGAGACCATTGTTGACAACGGCAGCATAGCGCCATGAACGGCGACCGAAACCAAGGTTGTCTTTTGAAACAAGCATGTCCATGCCAAGGGTGAAATCGCCAGAACCGTCAGGAATGACCTTGACCTTTTGAATATTTTGAGCCTTTGCCCAAGCATTCATTACAAAGGAATCATTGACTGATACACAGTAAATTTCATCGATGCCCGCAGCCTTGAATTCATCGAACTTTTCTTCAAAACCTGGCAACTGATAAGTTGAGCAGGTAGGGGTGAATGCTCCAGGAAGCGAGAAAAGAACTACCCTCTTTCCAGAAAAGTAATCAAATGATGTAACTTCCTGCCAGCGGTATGGGTTTGGTCCGCCAACTGATTCATCGCGGACACGAGTTTGAAAAACCACGGATGGAACAGTTTTTGGTCTATAGTCATAAGAATCAAAGTCATCAAGCGAACTCATTTTGATCTTTCTCCATAAGAATTTTGTCATAGATTTCCTTCCAATTTTTGACCAACGGGATCAGGTTATCAATATAATGCATATTGTGTTCATGTTCCATTAGGATTGAATTCAACCCCAAGTTGGAACCAACAACCGCATTTTCAATTTTGTCTTCAATCCAATATAAGCCTGAACCACGGTAAGGTTCAAGTGCCTCATCTTTGTCAGCGCCAGTGTCAAGACAAATCACTGACTCCATAGCACTACCAAACAACTTGATCAAGTTCTTTTCACGAAGTGTTTTGGCATAAGGGTCAAGACTCAGCGAAGTGATCACTCGGAAAACGTAACCGTGTTCCTCGTGAAGTTTCTTCACATAGTGCATCGCATAACGGTGCGGTGGCAAAAACCCAATTGCGGCAGACTCATTGAACTGGCGAACTAGTTTTTTCGAGTTGTCGATACCGTAGCGTTGTCCAATGTTGTAGGCACTAGTGTCAACAACCTTGTAACCATGAGTTTCCATCCAACATTCGAATGCAAACTCCCAATTGAGGAGGACACCATCACAATCTGTCAATATCAATTTACTATTCATGTTAGTTATATTACTATAACGTAGAAATAAAGTCAAGCCTCAAACACCCTGTTGTGAGTGTCAGTGCATCGGACAAATTTTACTCTGTTTTTAAAATCGGAAAGTTTGGCTGCACCTACGTAAGTGCAGGCGCTCCTCAACCCTCCGAGCAAGTCAGTGATTGTGACTGAAACTGGTCCGCGATATTTAATCTTGACCTGCCTACCTTCACTTGAGCGATAGTTTGCAACACCGCCATTGTACAAGTCCATTGCTGCCTTTGAACTCATACCGTAAAAGTCAACCAACGTTTCTTCGGTTGCATCGGGAGGTAAACCCTCCTTGTGACCCGCCAACATGCCACCAAGCATTACAAAGTCAGCCCCAGCGCCAAACGCTTTGGCAACGTCTCCAGGACAGGTGCAACCGCCATCAGCAATAACATGCGCTCCCAATAAATGCGCTCGATGGGCGCATTCAGCAACGGCTGACAATTGGGGATAACCAACACCAGTTTGAATTCTAGTGGTGCAAACGCTTCCAGGACCAATTCCAACCTTTACAATATCAACCCCAGCATGAACAAGTTCAATGGTCATATCAGCAGTGACAACATTGCCCGCAATGATAGTGGTCACTGGAAATTCTGAACGTAATATCTTTACTGTATTCAAAAAAGAATCAGTGTAGCCATTAGCAACATCAAGGCAAATGTAATCTGGGGTGGCTGCTCGAAAAACTTGAGTCAACTTCCTCAAGTCGTCATCACTGACCCCAGTTGATATAGCAACGTTGTTTGGCTTTTTGCTGAAAAACTTTATCAACTCTTCAAGTTTGTAATGCTTGACTAGGCAGGTAAACAAATTTTGTTTACTCAATTCTTCAGCCATAGCAAATGTTCCGACGCCATCCATGTTTGCCGCCATGATTGGCACACCATTAAAATTTCGTCTGGAATGTTTGAAAATGTAGTTTACATTCAGGTCAACATCTGCTCTTGATTTGAGCGTTGACCGAGCAGGTACAATGAGGACATCGCTATAATTCAATTTCAATTCTTCAAATACAAACATAATGACCTCAAAAAAAGATTCGGTTTATCTTGCTGGTGCGCAGCCAGTTTGATCCTAACAAAACTACCATCGCTATGCGACAACTCTACACCGAAAGGTTGAGCGGTAGGTTTTTATTTAGTTACGCTGCCTCGGCAAACTCAACTGCAGTCTCAAGGGCAGTGGTCTTGAGCGTACGGTTCTGACCGAACCAAGCACTGCGAAGTCGCGCATCAGTGGTGCGACCAATCACGTGGTCAGTCATGAAGGTGACCGCATTGAACGCTTGCCACCAAGAACCCTCGGCAAAGTTCGCTCCTGGCTGCTGATGAACGATGTCCATAGCAATCTTTGCGTTCTTGCTGACTTCCTTCTTGCTGTTGGCGTTGCCAAGCACAGGGAAAACTCGGTTGAAGTACTGACCAAGCGACTCGTTGTTGTATCGCTTGCTGCCCAAAAACGCAGCCATTTCCTTGTAGTACTCGAGTTTTTCACGAGCAATACCAAGGGTCTGCTTAACCGAGTCGCCATCAAACTGACGACGGTGAGAGACTTTGATCATCTGTGAGGCAGTTGAGTTGATTGCTACGGTCAGGGTGTTGTTGCAGACAACTCGAATCGGAGTGAACCGAATATCAATTGACTGACCATAGGCATGAGGGTTGGTGAACAAAAGGTAACTATCAACCTTGTCACCGCCAAACAACTCAAAACTCTCATTGACCTTGGCCAATGCCCAAACGATACGACCGTCACCAAGTGAACCAGCGGTATGCATTTCCATATCGCCAGCAGCAACGAAATCGTTGAAGAATTCAAACGCTTCGCGGTTCTGGCAGGGCTTCCAGTCATTGGTGATCACGTCTAGCACCTTGTTGTCGCGACTGCGGACAAGTGCCGAGCGATTGATATCCGTTTGTACACCGTTGATATTAACAAAGGCAGGGATGGGGGTAACTTCCCAGTCCAACTTTGCCGCCACAAGCATTTGCTCGGGCGAAACGTCATTGGGGAGTTTTACGCCAAGACCATGCCAAGGTGTCTCGCCAGTGTAAGCCATGTGGGCAAAACCATCAACTACTTCAATCATATGTGCCATAATATATTACTCCAAAGTCACAAGTTGCTTTTCAATTTCAGAAATACGTCGTTCGATTTCTGCGTTGTCTTGCTCGCTCAGTTCACCACGAACCTCGCATAACATGATCAATTCTTCCATCAATGTATTTTTATTCATAATGATTAAAATACCTGTGTCACTTTAATTTTTTCAGCATTAGGGAAATTTGATGTCGCTTCCCTTGTAAAACGCTCATGGGCTACGTAACTGTCACCACGATATTCCTTGAAGTAGAAAATAGTCGCAGGACCAACATCACCTTTGAACCAAATCTCAATAAACACTTTAGACATAAAGCGGATTCACCTTACCAGAAAGATAACCATACCGCACACCAAGGATGTATTCAAGATATTCATTGGAGCCGCCTGTATCATGCGCATCGTGCAGGTAGCGAATCGCATCTTCACGAGTGCAATTAGCGATATTAATCATACGCTCAAAATGCTTTTCAAGAGTAGCCTCAGCCTCAAGTTGCATTTTGCGTTCGTGTTCAACTTCAGACTCAACAGTTTTGAGGAGTGAATCCCACATTTCCTGTTTTTCGTCGCTAGTCGACTCATTCCAATGACGCCAAAACCCCTCGCCAGGACGCGAACCGTAGGCGTCTTTGTAGAGGTCAGAGATGATGTCTTCGTCGTAAGTGTATGTAGTGTTCATGTTATAGAGTATCGCTTATTTCAGAAATAAAGAAAAGTCTTTTTTTTTAAATTAAGCAGCGGCTCGCTTGAGCACTTCTTCGGCATGAAACACCGAGAAGTAAACAGGGATTTTCTTGCTGGCAACTTCGCCGTTTTCATCTTTGATGTTGTTGAAACGCACAAGTCGAGCAGCAGCCTTCAAACCCTTCATTTTTGCACCACTCATACCAGGCAACTTGATCGCTTGCTTGAAGGTTACAAATGAGTCATTCTCATCAAACCCAAGAGCAAACAGAGTTTGTTCATTTTGACCAGTGTATTCGTAGTTCGTCACAAAGTTATACATTACAATTTTCCTTTCAATTACCTTAACCAATAGATACAGTATACGTTATTTCAGAAATAAAGAAAAGTCTTTTTTTAAAAACTTTTCGAAAATTTCACTGGCACGTTCGAAAGTGGTGTCATGAAGACGAACCTTCTTGCCAGTTGAACGGCAATCAATCTCATATTGATAATTGCCAACTTGCCAAAGTGTATACCGAATGTTGTCCAGACTATTACCGCTGGTGATGTAGTGTATTGTATTCATGTTATACAGTATACGTTATTTCAGAAATAAAGAAAAATTTTTTTTAAAAAATCACCTCAGCAAATGTTCGACGAACTGTTTGGCTGAAGTTTTCCAGCTGATATGTTCAACACTTTCTCGGACTGAATCTCTTTCCACATTTAATGCAACACAAACTGCGATACTGAGTTCTTTGTCTAAATACCCATTGATGTTGTTTTTGACTTGATCAACTGCTCCAGTTACAGGGTAAGCCGCAACAGGTGTTCCGCAAGCCATAGCCTCTAGCATAACGATACCGTAAGTGTCCACTTTACTTGGAAAAACTAAAACATCAGCCGATTGATAAAATTCCGCAAGTTGTTCACCAAATTTATACCCAACAAAAAATACATTTGGGTATTTTTTTCGAAGTTTATTTTTGTGTGGACCATCGCCCACAACAATTTTTTGAACTTCAACATACGGTGCTACGCAACCAGAAATATCTAATTCGCAAAAAGCATTTAGATTTTTCTCTTTGCTTACACGTCCAACATACAACAAAACAACTTTGTTGTCTTCATATTTTTTTTTGAACTTAAAATGTGAATCATAACCTTTGCCAAGAACAACTGAGTTCCATTTTGAATTTTCTTTTGCACTTGATTCGGAAGAACACATAACATATTTTGCATTTTTATGAAACCAATCAAAGTACCACTTGGTCCATGAAATAGGAACATTATATATCTCATTAAAGAATTCTGGAAATTTTGTATGGTATGCAGTTGTATACTCAATCCCGAGTTTATCAAAAACTCTTTTTGCTTGCAAGCCAAGAACACCTTCCGTAGCAATGTGATACTTGATATTATTGTTCATGCTCCGAAAAGTTTCTATCTCTTCAATCAATTCCATCATTTTGCTATAACTGCAAAATGGTAGTGCGATTTCTTTGTAAAATGGAAATTTAATATTACCGAACAATCCTGGATGAATGACGTCAACAGTCACCCATTCAGGTAAATTTGCAATGATGTTCTTATAAGTGGTTACAACACCATTTACTTGCGGTTCCCAAGCATCTGTGATGAGAACTATTTTCGTCCGAGCCATTCTACAATCTCCCATTTTCCATCATGGTGTTCAACTAATGCTGTGCAGGATTCAACCCAATCACCATCATTCATGTATTCAATACCATTGATTGTTTTGATTTCTGCTTTGTGTATGTGACCACAGATCACACCATCGGCTTTTTGCTTTTTGCAATAATCCGTAATTAGATCTTCGAAGTTGTTTACATACGAAACTGCTTCTTTCGTTTTGTTTTTGAGATACTGACTCAAACTCCAGTGCGGCATATCAAACCAGTTACGAACTTTACTCACAAGAACATTGAGGCGCAATAAAACATTATACAGCATATCACCAAGATGATAGAGCCATTGAAGTTTGGTTCTTAACACACCATCGAATAAGTCACCATGGATCACCATATAAGTTTTGCCGTTTATGCCTTCGTGGCGACATTGATTCACCAAATCAATATTGCCGAAATGAATATCAAATGGTAACAGATCACGAAATGCATCGTCGTGATTGCCAACAACATATGTGACTTTGGTATTGTTTTTTGCTGCTTTGAGAATTTTACGAATCACATCAGTGTGTGACTGTGGCCAATAGAATTTTCTTTTCAATCGCCATCCATCAATAATATCACCGACGAGATATAAATTTTCGCTTGAATTATTTTTCAAGAAATCGCATAGCAAATCGGCTTTACATCCTCTTGAGCCCAAATGGACATCAGAAATAAAAATTGATTTGTATTGCATTTAACGACCTCTACTGACGTTATATTTACAGCAGAGTCGCATCAAAAAGAATAATTTAATAAAAATTTAATTTTTAGATTTGTGATATGCTCGAACGAGCCCAGCAGATTTTTCGATGTAGTGTACAGGTGAATCTATAAAAATTTGCGGTTTGGTTTCTGATTCTATACAAATCGCAATAACGATTTTCTTAATTGGGATACCTGTCATTTCCCAAAACATATAGGAATAGAGTGACGCCTGTAGGAAGTAACTTTCAATCCAATCTTTTCTTTTTGTTTTATCAGATGTTTTGAAGTCAATCACCGCGATGTCATCTTCATATTCGGCGATCAAGTCAACACGACCAGCAACTTTAAGTTTGTTTGATACCAATGGTTTTTCGATACAATAGATGTTGTCAACTTTCGCATCAAGTGTTTCTTTGGCTTGAGCAAACAATGCCGTTGTGGTTGGCATTTCTTCTTCAAAATTTATATCCTCCCCCAGGAGGTATTTTTCACAAGCAAGGTGCAGGGCTGTGCCACGTGCTGCGGCGCGTCTTGAAATTTTGTTAGCCTCAGCCTCACCAATTCTTTTTCTCCACTCAAATAGAGAAGTTTTGTCAGTCATAGAGTCAAGCACGGTAGTAACTGAAGGGTATTGTTCGCCCTCCGTGGTTACATAATAACGTTTGCCATTACGTGTGACTGTGTTTAGGTCTGGGAAGTCAATCAGTTTATTTGTAAACTGTTTACGCTTGAAGACCGAGTTTTTCTCTTGCAATGATATATTCCTTAACAAGTTTTGATCTGACAATATCTTCCTCACGAAAATCAATATATTCAAAGTCAGATAATTTATTTACAATTTTGATAAAATCTCTTAAACCATTTCGTTCTTGATCTTTGGTTAAATCAGACTGACGAAAGTCTCCACAAAATAACACACGACAATTTTTACCAATACGCGTGATCACCGAATCAAGTTCATGAAATGTCATATTGTTAATTTCATCAACTATCACATAACAATCATTCAACGTTGTTCCACGAACAAATGAAGTGGACATAAATTCAATCGCACCTTTTTGCTTCAAGACTTCATATGCATCGCCACGTCTGTAAAGTTCAGTGCATATGGCGATGTAGGGTGCTTCATACACCTTTGTCTTTTCTTTTTGATTGCCAGGTAAAAACCCCATATCACGTGTTGGAACAACACTTCTGATTATGAAAATTTTGTTTTGTTTTCCTTCGCCTGACATCAACTCATTTAAAGCGAGGTACAATGAGACAAAAGTCTTTCCTGTTCCCGCCATGCCGTGAAGCATGAGGTGCTTGCCATCAGCAAATGCTTGAAACGTTTTGCGTTGATTTTCCGTTATTGGATGAACGTTTGCTAGTTTAAAATTTGGGGAGGTAAATATTGGTTTATCATTTTCATCAAGTTCATTGTTTTGTCGTAGTATTCTTTTTTCTCTTTTTGTAAGTCTTTTTGTTGTTGCCACTGACAATCCTAAAATGTGTTGATGTTGGAACCCCTATGTTTTGATTTTATTTTCTTCAAAACATCCCTAAAATTTTGGTCAGGTTTAGTGCGTGTACCTTTATAACTCATTGACGGTGCGGTGTCAATGATTTGTTCAATGTCTGGGTTTTTAACCATTTCATCTCTAGCAGAGATAGAAATAGTTTCCTCCCATATTTTACCTGTTTTA